GTAGTTTCATTAGAATCTTTATTTTTACTATCACTGGCTCTTTCTACTTTCTTTGCCATTTGAACAATCACTGATGCCATATAAAGAGGGCCAGAACCTCCTGCTTGTTTTTTAATTGCTGTTGGATGCAATTGTGATGGATCATCGTAGATATGATTTGTGAAAACAATAGGACAATTTGCCTTTGCAGCAGAATGTGTAATAGCTCTCATCATACTCTTCAATGCTTTTGCTCTATTTCCCATGTCTGGTGTATCGCTACCTTCATCGATCTTCTTTTTTTCCTGTGTTGTAATAAGATTTCCGAGTGAATCGATAACAATCAATACTTTTCCTTGTAATTTCTTTTCAATAACAGTATCCAAGAACTTCACAATTTGATTTCTGCATTGTTCTGTCAATTCTGTTGGTGCATGTTTGATTTTAGAAGGATCGCACCCCAATCTTTTTGCTGTATCTTCATCCAATGCTCCTTCTGTATCAAAATATGCCACGTGCATACCTTTCTTTTGAGCATTTGCCATTATTTTATTAGCAATTAGAGTTTTTCCACAAGATTCCGGTCCAATAAAACCCGAAAGTCTTCCCATAGGAATTCCACCATACAAAGAACCCGAAATAATAGCATTGAGTGCCATTGATCCAGTATCAATCCATTCTTTTACTGTTGAAAGACTGTTTTCATCTAAAAAAGCTGCCTCTGGATTAAGATCATCTAGAATCTTAAATGCTTCCTCGATTGTTCCTGTTGTTTCTTGGTCTTCTGTGTTTTCTTTTTTTGTTTTAGCCATATGTTTTATAGTATAAAGCAACAAACCCGAAAAGTCAAAAACTTTTCGGGTTTGTTTTTATTATGTATATACCAAAATTCTATTCGTCGAATAAATTCACCACTTTTTGCTCAGTTGCTTGCTGTGGCTGTTCCGGTGAAACAAAAGAATTTGTTTTTGAGAACATTTGTAAATATTGAGCTTGTAATCTAAAGTCAATTGCTTCGATATTACTCAATGTGATTGAGTTTTTCTTATAAGAAAAGGTTACATCGGAATTTTTATCACCTAGAAATTCCCTAAAGAATAAAGGAAATAGTTGTACCGACATTTTTCCGCTGTTATCACCACCTACCATGATAACCACTGGGTTTTTAACATTTAAAACACTATCATCACTAGATGCATCAGGAATTGCCATAATGGTTCTTCCTACAGTATCTAGAAAGATAATTGGTGTCGTTGTATTGTTTGTTGTTTCTGTTGTATTACTCATATCTTATATATTTTAATACGATGTATTAAAATGTCAACTAGTGTAAATATAAAAAATGAAGAATGATTTTAAGTATGATAGAATAAAAAATGAATGGGTTCATAAATCATTACCTATATCTATTGATAATGAGTTATTTATTGAAATGAACGACGATGAAATTACATCTTTAGTAAATTCGAGATTAGAAGATATAAATAATGAAATTAATATTCTTCCTAAACCCCAAAAACCAAAAAAATATTTAAATGATGAAGAACTTGCTTCTGGATTTGCTAAAGCAAGAGAAAAAATACACATGCCTGAATCATTTAAAGATTTTTTTAAGAAAAGAGTTCGGTTAAATCAGTAACTTGTTCACATCCTATTGCTGGTAATGGCCAACCGATTATTTGAAACACTCTACTAATTGGAGGAATTATATTTTTTTCAAACATCTTCCTATAATCCGGTTTTATATATTGATAAAAATCCTTTGGAAAATCATTTGCAAAAGCAATTGTATCGAATCCCAAACTATTTTTTAAACAATATAGAGTTTTAATCTTTTCTCCGCTAGAAATATGTTGATACCTATCTGTTATTTTTAAAATATCTATTAGTTTATTATGATTTATTGCTGATTTAACATGGTTGGGTGTTCCTTTTCCGAATTTACCATCTTTATCAACAGAATTTATATACTTTTCGTAGTTGTTTACCTTTTTTCTAGATGAAATTATTTCTGGACTCATATTGCAATATTCTTCAAAACCATCTTGGAATAAACTATTCGCAATTTTTCGGTTTTTAGAAATAATTGCGGATTCAATAATTTTTTTGATCAGATTTTTAGTCTCTTTCGATAGAATAGATTTAGCAACTTCGATTCCTTTATACAAAAACTTGTCAACCTTAGTACCTTCACTATCCAAAATATGCATTATGTAATATTTCTTTTTCTGTAATACTGCCACATCACATATCTTTTCTCTTTTAAAGAAATATCGTGTATCTATTGAATTAAATTTCGATGCCGCCCACTCGTTAATTTTGGTGTTTAAAACTTTACCATATTCTTCTATCAGACTGTTGGCTTCAACTGTTATATTATTAGATTCATCTGTTAAAGATACACCTTTAGAATCAAATACTTTTTTAAATGAGAAAAATTCACTGTCTGTATCTTGATATATGCAAACATCATCAATAGAACCATTGAATCCTTGCTCTTTTAAGTATTGGAATACGATCTCTGAACCTTTTTTAACAACCGATTGACCTGTTAATGTAACACTTTCCGCATGATCTATATCAAAGAGAGGAGAATATATCTGCGAGAATACACCATAAATAGAATTCAATATTACCTTATACACATTTGACAATGTATCATTGTCGTTTATTTCTTCTTTTAGTTTTTGTATCTCTTTTTGATCAGTTGTGGTGCTTAACTTCTTGCTGGCTTCACCCATTTTGTTTTTTGCTGCAACTCTTTCCTTATATAAACCATCAATTAGATTTGGAACAACACCTTTAATTTTTTGTGTATATAAAACATTAGCCTCTGATATTGATAGTTTTTCTTTTTGCACCAACTTATCAAATTTTTCTTTTTCTAAGACCACGTTTTTATTATTCGATAGCTTTAATGTGTATTTGTCATTTTCTATTTTTAGAACTTTACCGATTTTTGTTTCTGGTGAAATATTCAGAGTAATAATGGTATTTGGATATAGACTATTTGCATCGTAGGTTACTACATCCTCGTACAGACCCGGTCTGGGTTCCATTACAAACCCTCCTGCAAATTTTTGTTTCACGTTTTCAACATTAAATGTTGGAATATAAACACCCTGTTTTTGTGCCTGATTTGCTACCGCACCAGTAATCAAAGACACCTTTCCCATAGATTTTTCAAATGGTATGAATCCTCTATAAGAAAGATTTCTAACCAATTTCAAAAACTTCAATTTATCTTCCAACTTAATAAGAAGTTTAACGTCTTGTATGTTGTAATCTACGAAAGTATTCCAATCTTGATCAGCCAAATCTGCCAAAGATGATGCAACATAAGCAATTTTAGAATCTCCTAGTTCATAATCCGAAATGTAATTCAAACTATATGATTCTCTATCACCCAAAGAAAAAGTTTTATAGACTTCCATATAGTCAATAATGCTTAATCCACATATGTACCATCTATCCATTCTCTTTCCCATTTTATTTAGAGACAAGTTCTCAACAAATCTTAATTTGGAAACAGGAGACAAACGCTTTGCCTCTTGGTCATCGAATATGATAGCCAAACGATTTATAATATAAGGAATATCGTATCCACAAATATTCCATCCGCTAACAACATCAGGATAATCAGATTCCCAAAAATCTAAAAACTTTTTAAGTAGAATTTCTTCGTTTGAACATTTAACATATGTCTCGTTTGAATTTTTTGAAACATAAGAACCCCCAGTACCCCATGTATAATAGTGTTCAGAAAAAGAATCATATATTGTAATCAAATTTATTGGATCTCTAGCCTCTTCTGGTGTAGAAAATCCATCTCTACCATATGTTTCAATATCTATATAGAAAATCTTTAACTTGTTTTTGCTAAAATCTTCCTTTTCCGATTCCCTTTTAAAAGTTTCGAGTAAAAATTGCTGTTCTACATTCAGATTATGAAACAATCTGGTTATTGTAGTACTATTTAAAAATTTACTTCTCTCGAATTGATTCTTGAACTTTATTTTTTTAAGTTTTGTATCAAAAACAGAAACACCATCAGTTCCATCTGGTGATTCAACTAGCAAAAATGGCTCAAAACTACTTTCGGTTTTGATTCTATTGCCATTTTCGTCCCATGTCCAAAGGTGTATACATTCACCCTTTGCATCATAATAAATATTTCGCCATGCCATGAAACAATTATAATATTGTTATATTAAAAAAGCAAGAAATTTATATTTTTTGATCAGGATTCAACTCAATAAGTCGAGGAGCTATTTCGTTTCTTTCTTTGCTTCCAAATCCAGTAAAATAAATTCCTTCATATTCGTTGATATGATCCTCTAACCACAATCCTTCTACGAATTTTCTAGATTTATCGGAATATTCCATATAACGATCAAAATCGGATGTTATGTGTTCCAATTGATTGATTAGATCATCACCAGATTTGAATTTGAATTCTGCTTCTTCGTATGTACATAGGTCTTGAAACGCACCAGGTAGTCCTATACCGCCCGATTCGATCATTTTAATGTTACTCTTAGATTTATTAAACACATTGTCCTGTAATGATGCAAAAACCGCATTACAATTTGTGTCATACAAACCTTGAGGATATTCCAACAATGGCGACCAATCAATATATTCCATGTCACCGTTATCAATAAAAGGTTTCATGACTAATGGGTAGCATCCCTTCCAAACAAATTTAAATTTCTTTCTGGCTTTTATTATAGCATCGGTAACATGTTTAAAATCGTCATTGAGTCCAGTTCTATTCAACACATCAATATGTGTTCCCGATCCAGAATACAATATTCTTGGTCTTTTTTTGTTTTGCTCGTATGTTTTTTGTATTCTTTCTCTGTCATAGAATCTATCCAGCCAGAATTTTGGAGGATAGTTAGGAATGACTGTTACATTTTTATTTCCGGTCTTGGAAATATAATATTCTTTCATGTACTTGCAAGTAACAGTAATTTCGTCCATCATTCCCATGATTTCCATGATACTTTGTACTATTTTATCATCTGTAAATGCATCTTTACATCTATTATAGTCTGGAATGTCATCTTTGAACACGATGTCATCAATTTCGTAAATTAAACGGTTTCCAGTTTGTGATTTAATTTTATGTAATTCTTTAATGAATGCATTTTGTGTTGGAGTTGCTTGTCTTTGCATTCTTACTGCTTTTAATGAACCATAAAAACGCAAATCAAGAATCATTTGAGTTAAACCGGAAATACAAGCCTTTTGGTATCCGTTTAAAACGTACTCTGGCCATATCATTCTCCAAAATCCGCATCCACCGTAGTCCGCATAGTAATTCAATGCTCTCGGCAAGTTACTTTCTGGCATTTCAATCGGTGGCGCAGAAGGAACTCTTACTGGCTTATAACCAACATATGAATAGGTAGGCATACCAACAGGAGTTCCGATTGGCATAGCAGGTAAACCTCCTTTGAATGGTTGGTATTCATATACCACATTGTTATTATTTTCTGGTGCGTTTTTAAATTTTAATGCCATATATTATATATTAATCTAGATTCTTGTAATTTCAACTTTTTAAACAAGTTTCACCCTTATATTTTTCCAATTCTAGTATATTATCAAAGTTATTTCTAATAGAAGATTTATTATGTGATACTATGTAAATACTTTCATTATAATCTTCGACTCTCTTCTTTAAAATATTCATTATTTTATCAATTCCCGATTCATCTATAGCAGAATCGAATAGTTCATCATATATGCTTATAGAAAATGATGTGCCAGAATACAATCTTAACAAATCTTGAAATGCAAACAGTATAGAAATATCGATTCTCTTTCTTTCTCCACCACTAAAGTTGAAATATGAACATTCTTTTCCTGTTGTATTAACAATCTTCTCTTCAAATGTTTCATCAAATTCACAAGTGCATGGCGCATCCATAGTTTTTAGATAAAAATTAATTTTCTGATTAAAAAGAGATAATAATTTTTTAATAATGTGTGTCTTTACCCCTTCTTCTGATAATACAAATTTAATTTCTTCTAAAATTGATAATTGCTTTTTAACTTTTGCCAATTCCTTTTCGAGTTTATCAATATCACCTTTAATTTTTTCTATTTGTTCATCGGAATCATCTTTTTCCGTGTTTATTTCTATTATTTGATTTTTATAATCTTTAATTTTTTCTTTTAAGTTTAATATTTTTTGATTTTTTAATTCTGCTGATGTTTTTTCTTCTTGTAATTTTTTATTTTTATCTTTTATACCTGTTATAAATTGTTTTATTTCTTGTTTTTTTGAATTTTTAGCTCCGATTTTATCTTTAATGTCTGTTAACAAGGTTTGATTGTGTTCAATAATATTCAAACAATCTTCCTTTAAGCATAAATGATTATCTACATTCGAATTTTCAAACTTTCTATTACAAGTTGGACAAAAATCTTTCTTTTTATCATAATCTTTTAGTTTATTTTTTTCGTTTTGAATATGTGTATTGTATTCTATTTGTTTTTTTGAAAAATCTAATATATCATCATCCAACTTGGATAAAGCATCATCCAACTTGGAAAGTTTTGCATCATTTTCTTTGATTTTTGCAATAATATCATCAATTGATACATCAGTATCTTCTATAACTTTTATATCAATTTCTATTTTAGAGATATTTGCAGTTATAACATCTATCTTTTCCTTTTTCCTTTGTTTATTTTTTAAAATTTGATTTTCAAATATATCTAAATTTTTTTGTTGATTTAAAAAATTGTTAGAAAGTATATCATTCTCTTTTTTTGTATCGTTAAAATCCGATCTGGCTTTTAAAAGCATATCGGTAAAGATATTCAGGTTCAAAATTCCTTCTATAAACTTTCTTTTGTCTATTTTTTTCTGAGCCATGAAAGGAAGAGTATTATTAGCTGTCATTATAACAGCATTATTAAACACTTCTGGTGTCGCCCCAATCAACTTCTGAATAAACTCATCATTAGCTGGTATTGTTGATAGTGTAACATCTTTACCATCTTTATAAATTTCTATTTTACTTGGACCAAGAAATCTTTTGATTTCATAATTGGAAACTATGTTATCCGATTCATTAATCTGAAAAGATAAATGAACTTCACAACCTTTTTTTTGCTGGTTGTGAATTATTTTATCGTTTTTTATATCTCTTATAGTGCTACCAAACAAACACCAATATACAGATTCTATTATGGATGATTTACCTACTCCATTTCTGGTATTATTATCTTTGTTTACACCAGTTAATAAATTTATACCAGTTTTAAAATCTAAATTTATTTTTTGTTCACCAATAGATAAAAAATTTTTTATTTTTAATGTATTAAAAACTACATTCATTTTTATAGTTTAAACTAAAAAATAAAAATATCAAATATGTATTTAAATCTATTAGTAAATAACTATTGTTGTTTTTTAAAAACACAAGATAAAATGTTTGTATTGTTATCAGAAGGTTTTCTAATAATATCTTCTACATTTGAAGATGAAATTAAGTCAAAATTATGTTTTTTAAAAAAAGATGTTATAGAATCGATATTAAAATGCCACAAATGCTCATCTGGTCTACGATGTTTCCAAGACCAAAACCATTCTTTATTAAAGAAATGGCAGTTGGGTACACTTATATAAATATATTTACATTTTAATTTGCTTACTATATCAATGTCTTCAAAATGTTCTAATACATCAAAAAAACTAATAACATCATAGTAATCCTTTGTTATATCATCTACAAAATTAACATTTTCTGGTAAAGGATAACCAGAAATATCATTTCCATAACAACTTTTAATAGAATTTTTACAAATTTTTAAAAAACTACCATTACCATAACCGACATCTAGTATGGATTCTGGTGTTTCTTGAATTGCTCCCAATAAAAAACCATATCTTAAAAATGAAATCATATCACATTGATCACCATAAGAATTATATCTAGTGTTCACATAATCAAAATCATATTTTTTTATTTCATTTATAAATTTCTTTTGATGAATTAATCCATTAGGTAATAAATTATAATACTCTTCGAATTTTTTTAAATTGTAATCCATTGTTTTTAAAGTTTATTTTGGTGTATTAATTTACTATAAAAATTTAATATGTCAATATAAAATTTTTATTTACAAATTCTGATATACCATCAAAATCTTTTTCTGGTTTTCTAAGATATATAAAAACCTTTTCGGCTTTAATTGGTAAAGTTTCAATCAAAAACAAATTTGAAGTAGCAACAGTATGTATTTCTGTAGCATTTTCAATAATTTTTGCCCAATCCAATAGTGTATAACCATTTTCTTTTCTCATATTCACTATTTGATAATTTTGTGGATTATTTGGTATGATATCGACTTCGCCACCACTAAAAGAAGAATTAACAAGGATATATTTTTCTTTTTTTATTAATTTTTCAAACAATTCGTTTTCTTTTATATAATTTTTTTTCCAATTCATTGTTTTCCAAAGATCTAAAGGTAAATTTAATAAACGATATTTATCTAACATACAATAATAATTTTGAGAAAAATCATTAAGTTTTAAATTTCTTACAATATGGTTAGAAAACCTCAATGGTATTGAAAATATATCATTTTTTATAATGCCTAAATGTGTACTATTATAGTCAAAAACAAAATAATTCATATCAAAGAAATTGATATAAGGAAAATATTCTTTTAACCATATAAATTCTCTATTAATAGGCCAAAATATTTCATTCTTACCATTTTCCCAAAGTTGTTTTGCAATTGGTTCACAAAACAAAATATCTCCTAATCCTTGAAATTGATTAAATACATATTTCATATTATAAAAATTTTAAATTATGATCCATTGTTTTTTAAGTTGATGTTGATGTTGACATATTCCCTTTGAATTAGGATATATTGAATCCAATCCTCTTCTAACTTTAAAAGTCTTATGATAAAAAATTTTACAGTTAATATCATCTAAAGAATCAACTAATACATTAAAACAAGATTCAATACAATGTATTTGTTCTGCTTTATAAATCAACCCCAAATAATCAAAAATATCATCTGTATTTTCGGGTGACACTTCAATAATTTTTAATTCTTTATCTATTTTAGAATAATCTATACGGTTACATCCATCGCTACCTACACTATGTACCAATGCAAATTTGGAATTTTCCGGATTTAATTTATTAAATAAATTATTTTCTCTAAACAAATCTCTATTTATTTTAAAATTTTTCCACCTATTAATAAATGGTATATTGTGTGACACATAAAAAAGCTCATCCCACGAATATTCATCTGTTTCCGCTACATGACCTAATATAATTTTTTCGTCATCATTTAAAGTTGATAAAAAATTATGTACATCAAATTCATTTTTATATTCGATTGACATATTTTCTAAATCTTTATACATTGTTTTTATGCTGTTTAAATAATTTGGTTTACAGCAAAATAAAGTATATTGTAAATTATTTTTGATTAATGATCTAATCAAACCATTACATATTATAAAATCTCCCAATCCTATATGTTGATGAATATATATCATTTTTAAATTTGAGTATTGCTGAATTTTGCTATATCTGCTTCGCTTGTATTATGTCTATAAACATAAGCATGTAATATTTTATCTATAAAATACTCGGTTTTAGCTTCTTTATTTAATTTCTCAATCCAATTTCGGTCTTCTCCATAATTGCTATTTAAAAATTCATGTTTTTTTGCAATTCTTTTATTCCATATACACATGTGATAAGGTGGACGTTTAAATATTGTACCCGGCGCGTAATCTTCATGTGGATTTTTTAAACCAAATGTAACTATAGATTTTGGATAGTTTTCAATAAAACAATTTTGTTTAAAAGTTATAACATCAACATCACTATTCTTTTCAATAGCATTATATATTTCCTTTATATAATCATCCGATATTTCATCGTCATCATCTATATATGCTATAAACTTTCCTAATGCAATATTTAATAAATCGTTTCTTTTTCTACCTATTGATCTAATTTTATTATCTATTAATATCAAATATTCTATTTTTTTATTTAAATTGTTTTGTGTTATTTGATTTTCTATTTTAGAAATCAATTTATTCAAATGAGTATTAATTCTGTTTGGAACACTTAAGATCAAAATTGATAATACTGGAAAATTATCATCTAAATCAAAATTTTTAGCCTTTCTTCTGTTATAAACTTCTTCATCTTTTTTGGAAAATGATTCATTTTTAACATATAGCATATCAAAATTTGATTTTTGATATGCGGGATGTGCGTGTTCTATTATTGTTGAATTAAGTTTTACATATTTTCCTAATTTTTTAAAAATATCTGTGAATTCATTATCACACCAAAGACTAGTATATTCTGGATGATATATATAACCAAATCTGTCATAATATTTTTTACCAATAATACATAATGTATTAATATCAGTTCTATTTCCATCGTTATACCATAGAACACCATCCAAATCCCTATGAGATGATGACATATCATTTCTTATAATTTCATCATATCCATCACATACTGGTATCATATCATCTGATGCGAGTAATAATATGTCCCAATTATTGCATTTTTCTAAATCGGCATTTATAGCTTGTACTTTTGTTTTACTGTTTCCAAAATAATAATTTAATTTTATATGTTTTTTAGAATTATTAAGTCTTCTAATAACATCGGGATTATTCATTGTAGTATCATCTTCGTCACATGATATCAAAAATTCAATATTATTAGCATCTTTTGCTTTTTGATAATATAAATTTAAAACATTAAAAAATTTTTCAGGTCTTTCTCTGGTTGGAAATTTTATTAATATTTTCATAAATTATTTAAAAATACATCATCAAATTTTTTCATAACATTTTCCGGTGAAAAATCTTTATATGAATTATAGTCTTTGTTTTCATCCGGTTTAAAATTTAAAAAAAGATTCAATAAATCTTGTTCATTATCATAATATATACCATCATTTTTTAATATTTCAATATATCCCTTACCATACCCATGTTTCCATGTTAAAATGGGTTTATTTAAAGCACAAAATTCCGCAATAGCTAATCCAAATGTTTCACCATGATTTCTAGCATGAATCATTGCATCACAAGCCGAAATGTGTTCATATTTAAGTTTTAAATCAAGTATAGGATCCAAATATATTATTCTATCATGTTTATAAAACGGCTTAGTACATATAAATAAAAAATATAAATCTTTTCTTAAATCTAAGGCTTTACCTATTGCCGAATATACAAATGGTAAATCGAAATCGTTATAACCGCCTATTCTACCGTACACAAAACAATTTTCTGGTATATTTAATTTTTGCCTTATATTTAATCTTGAATTTTTTTGATCTATTTTTGGAACATTTATCATATGTGGAACATATGGTATAGTTCCGTTTGAACAGGCATCCGAAAGCCATTTGGAAACAAAAGCAAATCTTTGACCGTGAACATTCTGAATAGGTTGGGGGAAAACCGAATGTACTAAATTATTCGTTTTTTTAGAATAAAAACCAATAGGTTCTCCGGATTTAATATGATACATTGCATTTATATTTTTATTTTGTATAAAATCTTCTAACTCTTCATAGTTTTTGTAATATAAAAGCTCAAACCTATTTTTTAAAGATTCAAATGTATTTTCTAATATATTTTTATAATAAGGTTCTTCCCATGGATAGTTATTTTCCTTTTTACCAAATGCCAAATATGTTTTATTACCTAATATTTTTTCATTATAATGAGCATAATCTATCATTGCTCTGGTAGACCCTTGCATTGAAAATTTTTCTTCTAAAAATAATATATTTTTCATATTTTAACTTTATAGTAATTAACTTTATCGTGCATTTTTTTGGTTTCTATTATATCAAATTTTAAATTATTTAAACCATCGTTTTTGTGGGTTTTTCTTCCATTTAAAAATTCACCAAATTTTTCTCCATTTTTCTTATGATTTTCTTTTTCGTTTTCGTCTTTTAATCTCAATGGATGTGGAATACTGTAATAACGACCAAATGGATGCTTGTAAGGAACGAGATTCTCTTTTTCACACCTAAAATATAAATCATCGTCTTCTTTACCCCATCCTACATACTCATTACTAAAACCATTTACCTGCTCATAATGCTCATTTTTAAACATTATGACACCTCCCATAATTTTATCTTGTATATTCACATAAGCAAACTGACTACAATGGCTACTTAAATGACTTGGCAACTCTGGATAACTATAATCCGAAAATTCGGGTATCAAATCTACATCATGAAAACATACATAAGTAGAATCATTTGATTTTAATTTATATCCAACATTATTAATTTTTCCTTTATTGAAATATTCAGAATCTCCTTGTTCTATTACCAATATTTCATAATTTTCCACTTGTTTTCCAACATAACCTATCAAATTAGGTATTAAGATATCCAATGCCACCTTTCTATCTCTATAAGGAACTACTATGGTCAATTTTTGATTTTTATTAACGATTTTCTTTCTACTATAATTTGTTTGTAAGAAAATTATATTGGTTTTTAAATTATCTATACCATCATCTATAATTTCGTTTGTAAATTTCCCCCATTTTTTTACAAAATATTGAGCGGATCTTTGCCAATTATGATTATATCCCTCTTTATTGGTTATTGATGAATTTTGACTGCTTCCTTCTATATCGGTTATATAATCTTCACTGTTTAACAAGTCTGGAAAATACCAAAATGGGGGAGCTACGTTTTTTTGTATCAAAGAATAAGCAAAATCTATATGTTCAAACGCATTTACATAATTTTCATCAAAATATCCTATTTTTTTAAGAATATTTGCATTTACATACATAAAAGCACCTTGAGGATTGTGATAAAATCCCAATTTAACACCATCTGGTTGTTCTAATGTATATTTCAAGGACTTTTCGTTTCCTGCAACCTTTTCATAACACAAATGATGAATTCCTGTTGAATTTGCGGCTTTTATATATGCTTCAAACACATCGGGTCTTTTTATTATGATATCGTCTTCTATTAAGAAGATATGCTCGCAATTAAATTTCTCCACCAACACTTTGATTGCATAATTTTTTGAAACAGCAACACCCATTTGCTTGTTAGTTTGAATTACAATTTCTGCATCGTTATCATTAGTATAAACGTTGTTACCATCATTCACAACAACCAAGAAGTCTATCATATTTCTTGGTATCGATTCCAATACCCTTTTATAATAGTCGGGTCTATTATATGTTATAATTGCAACACCTATTCCTGATGATATTTTTTCCATATTTCTCTCAAATTCTTTAAACATTCTTCTTCTGATATAATCGGTTCCGATTTACCATATCCATGCACCACACTAAATCCAGTTTGTTCGATAAATCTATCTAAACCTTTTTTAAAAGTATTTTGAAAATCTGAATCGTTTCTTATTTTAGATTGCTGATGATCTGGTACAATGTCTTTCAAATAAGTGGATGAATTATGTATATCAACAAACCATCTCCAAGGCGTAGTATAACCTTTTAATGATGCATCATAGGTATGCTTAACATGCTCCATTGCGTTATAATAGCCTTCATCAAATAGTCCTATATCGTTTAATACATCGATATGATAATAACTAAATGCTCCCAAAACATTACTATATAGATCAACCTCTATTCCGTTTGGGTATTTTACAGTTTTTCTTATATCTGGTTCTCCAAAGCTTTTTAAATTGTGATTTCCATGTAACCCATAATTAAAATGTTTTATTCCGGTTTTTTTGGATGCATCAATGTATACTTGGAAAACTTCTCCATTTGTAATTTGAATATCGTCTTCCATTAAAAATATATGTTCGCATCCGCTTTTAATTAAAAATTCCAATCCTTTATTTTTAGCAACAGAAACACCACACTTTCCAGTAGTTTCTATATAAGAACATTCACATTCTTTTATTTTCTCGATGCCATCGTTTACTACCACACACTCTATGTTTTTATCTTTAATAGAGTTTAACAAAGAACCACAGGATTTTTTATAAAAATCCAATCTGTCACAGGTTATTAAAGCGCAACCAATTTTATTTTTGATTATTTCCATATTGTGACTGTAGTTTTTCCATGAATTTGAACAAATCATCTTGAGTTACACCAACCGGATCATTTTGATTTGGTATATATTTGTGTTCATGATAGAAATATGCAAAAGTCATTTCCAATGATTTTTCCATTTTTCCATTATTTTTTTGAATTGTGCTAAAATCTTTAAAATTTATTTTTTCTATTTCTGATGAAGATTCTTCAACATCAGAAGAATCGATTGTTGGATTATAATGATTCGGAGGATATACTTCTTTTCTTCTAAGTTTTAATATATAATCTAAAACATCCAAATCTTTTGTATCAAAAAATCTTTCGTCAAAGAAACCAAAATTTTTAATTATACCGGAATATAAAAATATAAAATTTGTGTTTAATGTTGGACTAATATTTAAAGATAAGTTGTTTGAATCATCTTCCAATGTTACATTTTTATCGCCATGTCCAGTAATAAACCAAGTTCCAAAGGTATTGGCAAGTTTTATTGTATTATTGAATATATCGGGATTTTTTATTTTAATATTTGAATTTAAAATAAAATAATACTTAAATCCTTTGATTCTTAATTGTGTTAATAGATAATTTCTAAGTGTAGCAAATGGTACATCATTAGAATAGTGTCTATTACAAACTATCGAAGGTTTCCTTTTATTTGAAACCGTTACAATATTATCTTTAAATTCTTGTGGTATAGAAGAAATACAATTTTGTAAATCTTCATCCGAATAAACATCAATTATTCCTATTCCTATTTCGTTATTGTTCATGTATTTTTGAGAGTGTAAATTTCCTTTATATATTCTAAAACTTCTTTTTTATTTTTTATATCAATATTATTGATATAAAATTCCATATCATCTAATATATTAACAAATTCTAAATTTTTTTCCACTATTTTAGTGTCATTTTTTGTTTCTACATCTTGATAATCTATTCTAAAATTTACTGGCGAGTGTTTTTGAAGCTTTGAGCTTAGTAAATTGAGGTTTTCGTAGTCTATGTCACAATCTACAACCAAACTGACATGGTTATTTTCTATTTTATTTTTAATATCATCCGAATTACTCAATATTTTACTAACAGATAATTTAAAATATTTTGGTGATATATCATTTTCAATAAATTCAAATTCATTATTGTCTATATCATAGATATAGATTCCACGTTCATCCATCGTATCTCCAAAATTCTGCTGATATGGACTTCCCAAATAAACTATTTCACCGTTTTCATATTTTCGATGATCTTTTTTGTGAAAATGTCCAGATACAATAGTTTTAGACTTCTTAAAAAGATCACTCGACTGCATTCCGTGTTCACATACTTTATATGTATTCATGTAAAATGATGAAATCTCAAAATGTCCAATACAAATATCAGTTTCCGGTATTTGGTCAAATTGAACTCCCCATGGAACCATTGATATTTTTTTATCTTTATAAGTTAAAATTACTGGATCTTTATCAAAAATTTTAATATTATTCCATCCATCTAAAATAGATATTGAATTTATAACGCTATCGTTTTTTAAAAAACAACAGTGGTTTCCTGTTGAAATAAACACATCGAATTTTTTAAAATAATCAAAAAATTGTTTAGCAACAGATAATGTATTAACACTTATTTCACGTCTATTGTGAAATATATCACCGGGTATTAATATTTGTTTAATACCTTTTTTATAATATATTTCACTAGCCCATTTAGCAAAATTTAAAACAATATTATGCCACTTTTCACTGTCTTGTTCTAATCCTAGATGAATATCTGAAAACAATCCTATTTTTCTATCTAATTCCATTAATAATTAATTTAACATGTTTTTAAAAAAAAGTCAAATTTATCATGATTGCTGTTATAAATATTAAAATATGAAAATAATACCAAAAATAGATTATGGATTTGTTTATATGCATACGAATATAAATAAAAATCATAAAAATTATAATAAAAAATATATAGGATATAAATCATTTTTTAAATATAATGGAAAAGAATCAAATTGGAAAAATTATATTGGTTCTAAAAATAAAGAATTGTTACAAGATTTTAAAGAATTGGGATGGAATGGTTTTAAAAGAGAATATCTTTTTATAGGAAATTTAAAAGATGTTAGAGAAAAAGAAATATATTATCATAATTTGTATAATATAAATGTTAATAATGAGTTTTATAATAAAGCCAAACAAACAAATTTTGGTTTTTCTACTAGTGGTAAAAAAATGTCAAACGAAGAAAAAATAAAAAGAAGCAATACGATGAAAGGATATAAACATATTTTTAATAAAAAAACAATGGAATCAAAAATGGTTCCATCTAATTCTATAATAGATTTGAATGAATGGGAATATGGTAGACCATCTAATGTATTAAGAATTTGGATTCATAATACTATAACCAAAGAAGAAAAGTATATTTTAAAAAATTTATTAGATACTTTTGATAAAAATTTATGGAAAATTGGTAGAAATGAAAAAATGAAAAATATCACTAAAAAAAATTTATTTTTTGGTTGTAGAAAAAAGAAATCTTTAATTGGTAAAAAAAATATGAGTAGATCACATTATAAAAATAAAAATTTTAAAATTTTGAATATAAAAACAAAAGAAGAATTTTATTTTTATAATTTAACAGAATGTAAAAATAAATTAAATTTAACTACTCATTTTGTTAAAAAAATATATGATGGAAAGACTGTAAATGATTATGTAAGAATTTAATTTTTTTGATCATTATTATATATATTTTTTTTATTCTTATAAAGACTTTGATTTTCGGACATAAACATAATCTCTTCTTGGTATTTTAAATGTGTTTCATTGATATGTTTTTCCTTTTTGATTCTGTTTCTAAAAGCATTAAAAGCAATTCTGGTAAAATATGAAAATGGATTTGTTCCCTTTACTCTATCATATTTTTTTGACATCAAAGCTTTAAACATTCTAATTAAAGCATCGCCAACCATGTCTTCACGATAGGTGTAATTTATAAAATTTGAAGCATAACTTAATTTATGAGCTATTTTACTAACCATATCGGCTAATTCGTTTGTTAGAACACCAGTATCATAATAATTTAAAATCTCTTCGTCAAATTTTTTTGGTTCAACGTAAAATTCTTCTTTTTTTGCTCCTCTTTTTCTTCTTTTTGGTTTGATAACATCATCTAAAGAGATAATATCATCATCCAGTAAAATGTCATCAGAAATTTCATCATCGGATTCATCATCATCGGAATCATTCTCATCCAAAATGATTTCTTCTTCTAAATCTTCTTCTAAATCATCTATTAAATCTTCTTCATTGTATATTTTTTTCTTCATAATTAAATTTCTCTGAATCGTAAAGGTTTTTTCTTTCTTTTACATGCTTTTTTCCGTATTTGGTATTATCCGAAATATCGAATATATTTGCCATGGTTTTAGTTGGATGTAATCTCAATGCTCTACCTATTGATTGCATTATTTTGATTTTAGCTTTTCCAGCAGATGCAAAAATTATATTGTGTAAATTGGGTATATTTATACCAGTACTAAAAATTTTAGATATAGCTACAACTATAACATCATTTTTTACATCCATCAATGATCTTATTTGTTCTCTTTCTTCTATTTCAGTAGATCCTCTGATGAAATAGAATTGTTTTTTTGTTATTTTACTTAAAATATCAATAATATTGATTCCATGATCTATTCTATCAACCATTATAATAGTATTATTTGTTAATTTATCCGCCAATTTACAAATAATTTCATTTCTTCTTTCCGAATGTAAAAGAAAGTCCATTTCGCTTTGATATGCTTCTGCGGGTTTATTAAAATTTAAAGAAAATGTAGGTATATTTTTATGAATAACATTCAAAATAACTATTTTGAAATTAGATATGTATTTTTTATTTCTTAAATCTTCTGTTTTTTCCTGATATACTATCGGTCCGAGTTTTCCGATGATATTCCATTCGTCTATCTTCGTAGATGGCATCGTTCCAGTAAAACCATACTTAAAATTTGTTTTTATAAATTTTAAAATTTTATTTATTTCATTATCTTTTTTTAAACCATGACATTCGTCTATCATTAGTATTTTAACATCATCTAAAATAGATAAATCTGTATTATCAGACATCAATATTTGAGTACCTGCCACTATTGTAGTTGCATCTGGATCTGGTTTGTTATTACCGGACCATTTTGTTACCTTGTTCATTCCATATGATATGAAATCCGAACATGTTTGCTCTACCAATTGAATAGTGGGAACCATAACCAATGTTAAAGCATCATTATCATTAAGATTTTCTCTTAATGATTCTATCAATCCAGCCATTATTAGTGTCTTACCTCCTGCTGTTGGAATTATAACAACTCCCTTTCCTGATTCTAATGATTTTATTATAGATTTTTCTTGATGATCCCTGTAAACCAAATCAAATTTTTTAAGTTTAGGATTTCTGAAACCGTTTTTGTGATCTTTTAACACATCGTCGTTGATTTCAAACTTAATTTGATTAACATCAAAATATAATATGATATTATTTAATAAACCAGACTCGAATTTACCAGATGGTGTAATAGCATAGATTCTTGGCTGTGAAAACCTTGAATTTCTTCTAAAAGCAGGATTTGGAGCGGAAAAATATTCTCTTATTCTGTTCAAAACAGTAGTATTACAATTTAATTGTAATTGTTGTTTAGATTTACCAGAATATTCTATTTTTACCATATATTTTTGTTTCCTTTAGAAAGGTTTTCGTTCCACCATAAAGGTTGCATATTTTTATAATTAAAACATTTTTTCTGTTCATCTTCATTTATAAGATTAAATGAAGATACTGGTTTAATATGATCTATGTGCCAACCAAATTTACCATGATTATCCCAAGACATACCGTCTTTAAACTGTGTTTCTATATGTTTTTTAAAAACCTGTAAAGAACATCCCAATAAATCTAATGTTTTTTTTGACTTTATTATTTTTTTATTATGTAATGCCTTGTTTATAGATCTTCTCAATGTTAAAGAAATTTTAAAATTTACATCGTTTAAAATTCTTTTTTTTACATATTCCTTATAATATTTTTTAACTCTATCTGAGTTTTCTTTTTTATTTTTTTGTTCTCTCAAATACATAGATTCACCATGTATTTTTCTATAATTTTTATGATATTCTCTTAAACGTTCTTTGTTTTTTTCTCTATATTTTTTACATTGCTGTAAATGTAAATCTCTATTTTTAATACGATATTGTTTTTTCTTTTCGTTTATTATTTTTTTGTTTTTTTGAAAATATTCTTTCTTTTTCTGTTTTTTTATTTCATCCAAAGATAAAATTTGATTGTTTTCTTTTAAATTTTTCATAATTATTCCGAATACAAGAGGACAAACTGTATTATTCCAGTCGAATATTTTGTTTTCAGCCAAAATATTCTTACTCTTGTTATTCTTTATATTTATATTTTTTAATAAAAAAATCATGTCATTTCCATTTTAATAGTATTGTTAATAGACCCAAAATCATAACTCATAGACGAAAATACCTTTTCCACTCTTTCTAAATAATCAATTAACAACGTAATATCTTCTATTTCTTGATTTATTTTTTGAATTACTTCTGATGATTCTACTTTATTGTCTATAGCAGTTTTAGGAATTCCGGTTGGAATTCCTTTTTCTGTTATATTTTTTAATACTTCTTGTTTTAAAGTTTTTTTCTTTCTTTCTAATTCAGTTTTGTTTTTTTTATGTTGAATTAACCTAGAAACCCATTTGTGACGTATGGCTGGATGCTGCATTTCACGCTCCAATAAATTTAATTGATCGATTTTAACATCTTCGTTTATTTCTAATCTATATTTTTCAAAAAAATCCATAAGTATTAATTAAATTATATATTATGTTTAATAAATTTCAACAAACTATAATTAAAATATTAGAAAATAATACAGTTAGCGGTGTATTGGGTCAATCATTAGAACCTTTATATAGTCCTCCATCTGATATTAAAAATAATGATAATTATGCTACTAAAGACATGAGAACTCCTAAATTGTTAGGTAAAAAAGTTATAAAAAGAAAATTTCCTGAACTTTTAACTAAGAAAAATAAGAAAAATAAAAAATGACTGATATTGGACATTGGATTTTGCGTGAAAATGTTAATATAACCGAAGAAACCTTTGGATTTCTATATTTGATAACAAACAATTTAACAAATAAAAAATATATAGGTAAAAAACAATGTATTTCAAAAATTAAAAGACAACCGTTGAAAGGTAAAACCAGAAAACGTATATGTTTTAAAGAATCGGATTGGAAAACATATACTAGTTCATCTAATGAATTAAATGATGATATTAAAAAGTATGGAAAAGAAAATTTTAAATTTGAAATTATAAGAACATGTGATTCAAAGTGGGCATTGGCTTATTATGAAATAAAAGAACAAATAGAAAACGATGTTCTTTTAAGAGATGATTTTTACAACGGAATAATAAATGTAAGAATAGGAAATGCCCCTAAACAAGAGTTGGATAATTTTAAAAATAAAGTAATTATATAATATGAAATGTATTTATTGCGATTCTAGATCTTATGGAAAGGGATGTATATTTTCTCCTACCAATACACATGTTCATATGGATTCTCCTGATAGATGTATATATTGTAATTCAAAATATGTTGGAAGTGGTTGTATATATAATCCTTATGGTAAAAATCATGTTAAATCACCAGAATTTTTAAATAGAGTTCATGAACAAACTAAAAAGTCATGTGTTTTATCTTATTTGTATGAAAAACTTAAAGGATTTTCTACATCAAAACAATTCACTCCTTTAAGTAGATTTTATAAAAGATTATCAGAAATAATTTCAAATTCAGGAGAACCTTTATTAGAAGCTTTTGAATTACAAAGTAAACCTACTTTTAGTTCTTTGAATAAAGAACAATATGTAGAAGCAAACAACATTAAAAAACGACTGATTGAGCAATATCAAGAAATCAGCAAGACTATAAATAGAGCAAACACATTTTTACCTAACGAAATAGTGGAAGAAATTTTAATTGATGCTATTATAGATAGTTGTGAACGAAAAAAAAGTTAAAAAATACTTTCTATATTATTTAAAAGAAAATATATTAATTTTTGATATTTCGAACTATATAGATGAATTATCGATTCATGTATTAGATTTTGTTTATGATTGGGATCTTTTAAAAAATGGAATGGTTAATTGTAGTAATATTTTAATAAAAGAATTAATACAAACCAAATTACAATCAGAATTAGATAATTTTATAAAAATAGCAAATGATAACAATTGTAAAATAATATCATTTCTTTTTAATTCAAATGAAACAAAAGAATGGCATTCTTTTTTTACTGATCCATTAAAAATATTAAAAACATGTAAAAAAATTTGTAAAAAGAATTTACCGAATTTTATAGAATTAAAAACTGATAAAAAATTATTTTTAAATACATCTGGAAAATTTTTAGACTTTCCTTGTCTTAATCCTACTGGAGATGATGAAGAATTTTTATTAAAAGTACTTGACAAATTAAAAAATATTAATAAGTAGTTTGGGAATTTTAAAAAAACCAGTTGACATTTTTTTATCTGTATTATAATTGAATTTATAGAGAGAATAAATTAATAATATTTAAAAAAACTTCTAAATATTTAAGAATTATTTTTAATACTTACTAATTCTTTTAGTGCGTCCTCAAATGATACATTTTTAATACTCAAATTCGATGTTTTGTTTGTTGTGTTTTCTTCTGGTGGTGATATTTCTAACATTTTAGCAAAAACATCTTTTTCCAATTTGATCAAATTTGGATCCCTTTGTATAATTGGCATGTTTCCACCAACACATAAGTTGCTGACACTGGTTTTTTTAACATTTTTTGAATATACTTCAGAAAGTTCCATATCAAGCGCAAGTTTCTACTAATTTAGCTTCAGATTCTCTTCTTTCTAATAGTCCCGCCATATTTTTACCCATCCAGAGCCTTTTCATTTTTCTAATTTCGTTCGCTATTGATTTATAATCCTTGGAAGGTATCAACTCCTTGATTTTTCTCATTTCGAGCCTAGAAGGACCGTTTAGGCTCGTTCCTCGATTGAATACGAGGGACACTATAGCACCATATGCATCAGGACAGAGTTTATCTAGCGATGGGAATGTTTTTTCTGCCAATGTTGAAAATTTTTTCCATGTTAGACTGTTGAATATTTCAACTGCTTCTTCCCATTTTACAACTATACCGGATTGTCTTAATGTTTTTGTATACTCTTTTCCATCTTGTCCGGTTTTACCGCTAGATTTTTTTATCAATTCTATTTGTTCACTTGGTAAAAAATAAAATATTTTTTGCAATTCTATTGGAGTATAATAAGCGCAATCGATACCGATACCGATGGTTGGTCCCGAAGCCCCACCGGGCCATGTGAAGTGGGATAAATATTTGTCATAATATTCTTTTCCTCCACCTACTTCGTATTTGAACAATAAATTTAAGGTTTTTTCAGATGGTTTTTTAGAGTTCATAATCATCTTCTTTTGAATTGGTTTCAATATAGGTAACTTTGTTCACATCAATTTCTTTTTTAGAATATTCATTGCTTGTTTTATATTCATTAGTAGAATTGGAGTTTATTTTGTAATCTAAAACAGTTTGTACACCCAAATAACTTGCTATAATCACTGCTAATATTTTTATTGTTTCGCTAAAAATACTAACAAAAGCTGTTGTTAAAGAAGGATGTGCTGCGGTTAAAAATAAAACAATTATACTCGCCGCATAGAAAAAACTTAATATTATAACAGAGCAAAAAACTACATAAAATTTTTTAGATGCTAAAAAATTTATCTTACTTAAATCTTCTTTGTAATATTCAGGTGTATTGGGAGGTATTTCACCACTGCTCAACATCGATTTGGCGGTTTTTGCTATATCTAATATATTCTTCCACATAACAATACTTATTACTCGATGATAATTCCACTTCTATCTAATTTTAAACTCAATGCTCCTTCTCCGTTTACCTTATAATAATAAATTTTTACAGTATATTGGTTTAAATCTGGAAGAGGATACACATCTACTTTATAAACTCTTATTCTTGGTTCATAGTTTTTAATAGTATCGAATATATTTTTCCCCAAACTATTTCCAACAAACGAATTTACATTTTCAAATAAATATTGATCCAAAGATGCACCAAATTCAGGATTTAGTATTTTTTGACCCTTTTTAGTAGAAAAGATATTGTATAATGAATTTTTTATAGCCTCGTCATCATTAGAAACTGCAATATCACCTGCATCAATTACATTTAAACCAGAACCGATTGATTTGGATACACTCATATCCAATGTTAAATCTGTGTATAGTGCTGGTTTTTCAATATACTCGTTTTTTAAATTAGATTCTTTAGAGTTTCTAATTCTAGGTTTTATTAAATTATCTAGTCGAACTGTAGCCATATTAGGTAAATACTTATGTAAATATATATGGATATGAAAAAATTTAATAGATTTGATACATTGCTTGAAACTGCTTTTACACATTTTTCTAATGGTGGATTCAGAGAAGGATCACCAGTTAAGATAAAAAGTGGTTTTTTTAATTCGCCATACTTTAAAAAGCATTATGGTGGACATAGTGCTTTTTGCGAATGGTTAAAAGCAATGGTTGATCAAGACTATTTCTTTTTTATTAAAAGAGTTGTTGGTGGTGGTTCCGAACAAAACATAAAAGATGCGAACACAAACGAAGGTTCAGGGGATGTGTTCTTAATTTTAAAATGTGATCCTAGATCTGTTCATACTTCAACGGAAATGTCCGAGTTCACCGTACCCGGTGACTTTGAACTTATAGAGGTTCTAGACTTTGGTGTTAATCTTCCTCCAGTACAAGGAGTTCCTAATAAATATGAAAAACCTCTTGGTACTAAACCAGAAGTTGTACAAATTAATATAAATTTGGGAAATCAACCAGAAGATAATTCTCTACCTACTAAAAACGTAAAAATTAAGTCATAATTTTTTCTATAGCTAAAATACAGCAAAAGAAGTTAATTTCATGATCTAATACCGAAACATCTCGGTACATATGCTCTCCTAATTCTAATAGGATCATTTTCTTCATATTATCTTGTATTTTAGATGAGAATAATATTTCAAACATCTCTTTCATGAGATTACCATAATTATAATCGAAATTAATTTCATTAGAAAGAACATATTTTCTTATATTCCAGCAAGAATCTTTTAATAGAAGTGATTTTATGATATGTTGTGCATGGATGTTACTATTAGAAAATGAAGAATTTAAATTCAATTTCCCATCAACAGAATATCTCTGTAGATCATTTATACACCTTCTTAAATCCAAGTTTCTCTTTTCAATAAAAGGTTTTAATAGAGTTTTTGTATCATCATCGATTTTTATATTTTCATTTTGTAAAATATATAAACATCTATTGTAAGATTCTTCTAAATTTGGTTTTATGTTAAAAACCAAACATCTTGATTGTATAGGTTCAATTATTTTATTTGCATAATTTGCTGTTAAAATGAATCGAACGTTTTCGGAATATTCTTCCATTACGTTTCTAAGAACTCTTTGGCTTTCATTAGTTAATCCATCAGATTCATCTAAGATAATAACTTTTATATTACCATCCAATGATTTTGTTTGAGAGAAAGAGATTACCTTGTTTCTGATAGTATCGACACCGTTTTCGTCTGACGCATTGATGTAGAGATATTGACATTTTAGTATGTCATTTACGATTATCTTAGCAAGGGTGGTTTTCCCCGCACCCGGTGCGCCCCAAAGAAATATATGTGGAGTTTTTTCATCCAAATTATTGAAAAACTCCCTATTGCCGTCATTCAAAATAATGTCGGTAATTTTTGAAGGTCGATATTTCTCAACCCACAATGAATTGTATTTTGTCATGCCTATATGTTAAAGCATATGACCAATAAAATCAATCAATAATTAACTGCTTACCTTGAAAATTCTTTGAAACTACTTCAAGTACATCGGAATCCGATTTTTCTTCAGAATCGATATTTTGAATCAATTCTGGATCCAATTCCGCTAATATACTTGTTGGCAATTCGCTTGGAATATGGTATTCTTGATTATTATTTGTAAATATTTCGGTAATCATACTAAGTATATTTACTACATCAAATTACAATTCAATGGAAAATAACAACGAAATAGATTCTATAATAGAACAATTAAAAAGTGATTCTGTTCCATCTAACACATTGGTTACAACCGATAAAAAAGAAGATGTTACAGATGATAATGTGAATTCATTTGTATACAAGAAGTCAGTAGAACTTGTTAGCGCAAGTTTAGGGGCCGTACAAACGATTAGAGATAGTGTTTTGACTGGAGTTGACCCAAAAGAAATAACTGCGCTCTCACAGCTTATAAACGCAACTACGAAGGCATTAGATACATTAAATCAAATAAACTTACAAAACAAAAAGAGTAAAAGTAATTTAGAATTAAAGAAAATAGAATTAGAAGCTAATAAGATGATAGCTTCTAAAATACCACAAACTACGAATATATTAATTGCATCTAGAGATGAGATATTAAAAGGATTGGGAGATAAAAAACAAAAAAATAACGATGATGTTATAGATGTAGCAATAGAAGACACTAAAGAAGAATAAGTATTATTATATGAAATTTGATAAATTAGTAAAATCTCTATTAAACGAAGCACCAACTGCTGCATTCGCAACGAAGGATGGACAGGTTAAAAACATAGACTTGCATATTACAGACAAGTATATGAACGATTGGGAAGGTTTAAAGGAACATATCAGAAATATAATGTCTCAATTACAAGATCCTGATACACAAAACAAATTCATAGAAGAATTAAAGGCAAATAAAGGATTTAATTATTATTTAGATTCAATCTATAGAAAAAGATTTGAAGAATTTTTAAATGAATTAAATGTAGTTTAATTTATTTTTTATTTTTAAAAATTAAAATAAAAAACCCCATTTCTTTCGAAATGGGGTTTTTTTGAGCTTTCGACCTGTACCTAACTTATTAGAGATAGATGCGTCCTGTGTCTGGAACAAAGGCGTTGCCAAGTCCTTTAACAATAATAATATGGTAGTAGAGATTAGCACCGAAGATGTGATCAACTACACCATAACGAGTCATAAGACCAACTCTTGGAGAGAAGTCGTTAGGACCGATTGTTCTTTGGATCATGACAGGAATATACGGACAATATACAATACCGGTATCGTAATATTCTGTACCTTTGAAACCTAAGAGGGCATATTCTAATGAGTCTGTGCGTTGACCATCGAGGAATTGAGCATCTGTACGAGTGTCACGGTAGACAGTGAAACGTCCGCCAAGTGAACCAACTTTGGCAATACCTGTTGGTTGTGTGTTGACGTTGCCGTTTACTGGCATCCATTGGAACTCTGGTAACATCTCAAGAATTGCACACACGCGAGGTGTTGCAATAATGAAGTTAGCGGAACCACGACGATTGCGGATAGCAATACGATTGGCTTCGACAATAACTTTGCTGTAGAAGTCACGATTACGCTCACCGAGCCAACGTGCGTCAGCTGATGCGGCGTACCAGAAGCTGTATCCATTTCCTTGACCTGCATTGAGGGCTACTTGAACCATACGAATTACCATTTCGCGGTCGATTTCGGCTTGAATTTCATACGACATTGCGTTTGTTAATTCACCGTCGATATCGAGGCCGTTCATGTTCTTCAAGTCTTGCTCAAGTTCAACAGACCAACGAGCAGCAAGGCGGCGTGTGCCAGCCTCAACAGCTGTTTTGCTGAACTCAACAGTAACTTGAGGAATGTTACCTGTTAATTCGAACTGACTGAGAATAGCAGCAACACCTTTGTCGGAATCGAGAACTTTAAAGTCCGCGTTTCCAGCTAAGAATGAGGAGCTAGTGCCAGTAAATCTAGTATCTAAGTATTGATAGCCGAGTTCTTTGCCATCGATTCCAGAACGCTCAATACCAGCACCGAAGGTGGTTGCACCTGGGGTGGCATGACCGTCTAAACCGTTAGCACCTAAGCTATCAGCCTCATAGCGGTAACGGAGAGCGAAGGCCAATCCTACTGGTCCACTCATTGGCTGAACGCCGACGATTTCGTTAGTGATCAACTCAGGGAATGTACGACGAACCATTGGGATTAAAACCTTTGGTAAGCGTTGGTCGCCTGTTGCATAACGATCTCCTGCGGTAACCGTTCCGGGTGGGGAATAAAGAGCAGTACCGGGTGTGCCGAAAGCACCACCAGCACCAGCAGAATTACCTGCCTCTTCAATACACCATCTTTCTTGGTTTTCCATGAGGATCGCAGTTGTTAAACGGGCATGTTCGTCTTCAATTGGAGCAACCTTATCGGATGAATAATTGAGTACAGGTGACCATTTTTCAACTAGCTGTTGAGCACGGGATCTATCGATGTAGCCTGTGGCTGGATTAACATTTCTCATAATATATATTTATTTACCTTTCTATGGATATAGAATCAAGATAAGCAGATGCTTCTCTTCAACTGGAAATTTTTAGTATTTACTAAGTTCATTAAGATAGTTCGAAACCGGATTAAACTCTTCGGTTTTAACAGATGATGATTTAGATTCTTTGATAATATTTTTAGCAGGAATCTTAGCATCTCTACTTAAAGCTCTTTCTTTAGCTTCTTGAACCAAATCAGAAGATTTCTCTTCCTCTCCACGTTCGAACATCTCAACGACATAATTAAAATTCTCTTCAATATAAGAAGAATCTTTGTCGTTCAATAAATTTGAAATAAATTCTTTTTTGGCTGTTGGCATACCCTTTGTTTTCTTTTCAATAAGAAAAGCGGATTCATTTACTTTTAATTTTTCAGCCAATAAATGATTTTCTTTGTATGCTTCATTTAATTTTTCATTAAGCTCATCAATTTTAGATTTGCCTTTAGAAACAACTGATTTAACGCTTTCGTTAATGTAATCAGGATCGATTCCAACCAATTCTCTAATTTTATCAAGCTGCTTGCGAGCATAGGTATTTTGAACAGCTTCTTCTAATTGTAAATTAGGAACATTTTTATCCAAATATAAATCTAGATAGTTGCTAATTTCGGAAACAATCTTACCAGAAAATTTTTCGGCTTTTTCATTGATTGCCTTTTTATAAAAGCTGATAATATTTTTTAATTTACCAGTATGATTTTCTGTAAGAGCATTTACAACTTGTTGTAATTTTTCAGTGTGATCTGTATCGATTGCTTCCAAAAGTTTTTGAAGTTTGTTAGCATGATCTTCGTCTTGTTTTGATAAAACACTTTCCATTTCCAAAGTAACTCTGGCGTTTACTTTTTCTTCAACTGCGCTATCAAAAGCTTCAGTGATTGCTTTGGCGGTTTCTTCGTTGATTACGCTTTCATCGACTTGTTTTAAGATTTCTGCAAATTTATTCATAAGCTGTATATTATTATTTACCTTTCAAGAATCACATTTATTATAATTTTCTTAATGTATAACCACCATGGTCATCAAAGAACCAAACACGGGGATAGAAACTTTCTTGATCCATACGTTTTCTCAAAAAATTTTCGGCATCTTCTTCGTCACCGAATGTTGCTAAATGTTTACCGCCATAAATTGAGACACTTGTTCTGCCTCCCAATGTTCCGGAATTACTAATAATATAATCCTCTTCTTCTGGTTGTTCTTCTGACAAATTTGGAATCCTACCTCCAGTATTTTCAGGTTCTGGGAAATCACCGAAATCTTCGTCATTCAATTTAGAAGCTAAAAAATCATCTGCATTTTCTTCAAGTTTAACAATTTTTTTCTTTTTTTTCTTAGCACAAGCATCACAACAATCTTTGTGCATTTTTTTAACTCTACCTTTTAATTTTTTTTCAATTAAAGTTTCTAGAGTTGAATTTGCTTCTGAATAATTTTTTTCGCAAATTTGTGTTATAAACTTAGAGATATCTTTTCGCAATTCCATAATATAATATTATTTATCTTTCTATATTCGCAATTATAGTTTTTTTATTGCATTAATGAATGTAATAAATTGTTCTTTCAAATATTCGTCTCTGTTTTTATTTGGTAAATTTGAAATTGCTTTTTCAAACTTCTCATAAAAAGGTTCAAATTCTCCACTTTCAGCAAGAACCCATTTCTTTGATTCTAAAATACCATTTACAAATGCGGTAGGAACAGATGGATCAGCAACTACGTCAATAGCAACCAATCTAAAATCTGAAACAACACCAACACCTTGTTTGTTGTTATCAACACGTCCTAATGCTCTAGAAGAAACTCCAAGTTTAACACCATCCATAATTAAAGAACGAACAATTTGTCCCATTGGAGTAGAAAGAATTTTGGACTTACCTTCAAATATGTCACCGTTTTGTTTTAATTCGGTAACCATGTGACAAGCTCTTTCCAAATTAACCTCAGGTGAGGTAGGATGATTTAATTCACCTGTAGATCTACTATTAACAATCATTTCGGAGGTATATCTATTGACCTCTTCAACCATTTGGTTTCTTGGATAAATTCTATTATTTCTATTTGGTCTATCTGCCATTAAAAATGGTCCTTGAATAAAAAGATTGGAAGGTGAATTTCTATTTTTTTCTTCAACTAAATATTTCAACTCGTAATTAGGAGATTCAACTAATAGATTATAGGTATTGCTCATATCAATAATATTACTTATACTACACTTGTTCATTTTAAATGGTTTTCATTCAAAATTAAAAAAACATAACCCTTTTTATCACACCATTCTTTTGCAGATTTCCATTTTGATAAATTTACTTCATAGTTATACTTTTCATAAAGTATAGTTGATTGTTTTTTTCTACTGGTTATTGTCGGTGGTTTAGTTTGTTTTTCTGGTTTAACCTCAATTAAAACTTTTTTAATTGTGTTATCTTTCATTTTTATTTCTGCTACCAAATCAACAAAATACCTGTGCATACGACCATCAGCAGGAGAAACATAAGGTATTACAACCGATTCTGATCCCCATGATATAACATTGATACTATTATCTAAAAATCTACAAGCGGATAGTTCCATTCGACTGCGATAAATAATCGGGTTAGTTCCTTTATATTTTTTAGGATTTTTGCAATTATATATTCCTTGTACATAATTTTTATTTTTGTTTTTTAATGACTTCATAGTTTTCTTTAAAAATTAAAAGCAATTTATTTTTTGATATATCACATTTATTATTTTTACTGTTATTATCAAAAGATGATAAAATTCTTAAATTTTCTTTAATGCTTAAAATGTTAGGATCTATTTTATTTTTAAATCCAGTACTTATGCTATATATGTGATCTAACTGATAACCTTTACCTCTTAAATTATTTGGATCTATTTCTTTTTTGTATTTTTTAAATGTTATATTACTTTTATGTTGAACTTCTCTTTTATATATTTCATATTTCTCAAAAACATCTAATTTTTTTCTATCAATTAAATTATTATTTTTGATATTTGTTTTTCTTCTTTTTTCGTAAACTTTTTTCTTTTCTTCTTCTGATACAGTTTTCCACCATTTATGAGAACCTGTTGATAACATTTTATTTTTTATAAAATTTTCTTTTTCTTGTTCATTTAATTTATTTAAAAATCCATATTTTTCTTTTTTTTGCTCTGATGATAATTTTGATATATACTCATTTAATGATATTTTTATTTTACTTAAATGTTTTTTTAGTTCTTCATTTGATAAAGATTTCCACCATTTTTTTCTATGTTCTGAAACTTTATTTTTAAATTTTTCAAATTTTTCAATATCATTTTTTAAATTTTTTCTAAAAAAAATTCCTCCACATTTATGCGAACAGGTTTTCATATAAGAATTATTTTTTTTGTCAAAATTTGTTTGTTTTTTACAAATTAAACAAACTCCATCGTTTTCTTTTTTTAAAAATTTATCATAATAATCTTTTAAATTTAAATTATGTTTAAATAAACGATGTTTTGCGAATTTTTTATTATTATCAAATTCTTCTTTACATATACAACAATTAATTTTTTTCATAAAAGTACTTAGTTCTAATATAGTACTAAATTAAAAATTTTTAATTTTAAATAAAAAATTGTCCTATTGAAAGTAATGCAGTAAAAATACCCACAAAGAATCTAACAGGATCGGTATCAACATAATTAGACATTAATTCTTTTTCTAATTCGTCTTTTTCTTTTTCACCCTGTCTTAATAAATCTTGATAATTAACAGTTTGACCACCGAATAAATTAGTTCCTGTATATTTTCCTCTTACATGTCCAACTGCGATTTTAGTTAGTGCTGTGGTATATCTAAAAACCCAAAGTTGAGAAACCAAATCTTTAATTGGTTTTTGTACTTTGCATCCAATTAAACCATAATATATAGATGATGTATTTGGTTCTGGTATTAATTTCAAAATTTGATTATCTGGATTAAAACGAACATAAGGTCTTAATGCCAATAATTTTTCTCTTGTGTCCAACCAATCTTTTAATACATGCCATGTTACTAGATCATAACCAACATTTCCTAAAAGATGTCCGAAATAAGCCTGTTGTGCAATAGTGTGTTCAATTGTAAAGAGAGTATTAACACCGCTTGTATTTCCTTGTTCTAATGAAAAAACATCAACAACTTTTCTATAATCATCTAAATCAAAATCATAACCTTCAGAGCTATCTGGCATAGATGGATCAGCTGAATTATTCATGTCTGGTGTTATACTAAAAAGTTTATCAATCCTCAAACCAACTCCTCTTTCATATAAATCGGAACGGAAAATTAAATATTCTTCGGTTACACCAGAAAATTTAGTAAACCATTCGATAGCAATATCTATCAATTCATACATTTGCTCACTACTAACCTCGATTTCAACTAGTGGTTCGCCTAATGTTCTTCTAACTCTTTGTGCCAAGTGATCATAACTTTTAATTTTTGAATTAAAAGTTGTGCTTCCGTGAAATGGATTGGGTAATACAGACATATACTATTACTTACCCATTCAACCCATTCTCTAATTCTAATCTTTTAGCTTCAATTTGCTCATCTAATTCAATCTCTTCGTTTGTCCATTTAAGTCTTTCGCAGAAGAGTAAATTTTCATAAGTTACTTCTATTTCTTCAAACATATCTTCTGGTTTTGGAAGTTCTCCAGATAAAGAAAACATTAAAGAAGATATTTGTTTAATTCTTCTTTCTTTTCTTATTGCGTTTTTGTCAAAATAGTTAACTCTAACTGAGTTATCTATATATGCGTCTTTTGTTATAGTTACTGTTTTCATAAATTAAGCTGTTACATTAAAAAGTTGTTTTACTCCATTTTGCCAATAGCTAATATATATCGCATTTGGGTTATAGGATAAAAATATTTCTTTTTGATAAGGCAAATAAGCAATCGTAGAATTTGTGAAATTAATATATTGTAAAGAAGTATTAGCAATTTTGTTACCACGAAAATAATTTCCTATTATGTTACCATAACAACCATCCGAAATTTCATTTGTATTACAATTATTTCCAACAGTATTATATTTAAAACTAGCACCAACTATATTATAAACAAAATTTTCCCCTATGACATTACTATGATTAGAACTATTAAAAATATTATTAGTAAAATTTATTCCAATTTGATTATCCCAAAAATCTTGACCTATTGTGTTATTATTAAATTGCCCATTAAAAGTATTGTCTCTACATCCAGCACCAAAAACATTTAATATGTATTGTCCTCCACCAGCTAAATTGTTGTTGGTAAATAATCCTAATGTTACATTATTAGAAAAATGCCACTCTGGAATTTTATTATTTGAGAAATTTTGAGATAATGTATTTTCGTGAAATAAATTTGTAGGTAAAATATTCGATTTAAAATAACTTGATATTTTATTGTCACGACAACTATAACCAAATAAATTTTTGTCTGTATTATTTTCAAATATATTTCTCTCAGCACCATATGGAAAATGGTTTTTTGTAGTATTTGATATAAATGTATTGTTTTTAAAATATTGATAGTGTGAAACATTACCCGCAATATTTTCTGCAAAAGTACTTCCAAAATTATTCAATTGGCATTGAGTTCCTGTTACATTTTGATTAAAATAATCACCAGCAAGATTCCCCATAAAATATGTTCCAAATAAATTAAATCCACAACTTCCACCAAATGTATTATTTTCAGTTATACCAAGAAAAATATTAGAATTTGAAGTTGGACCGATTTTTATATTTCTTGCATTGTCTACATAATTAACAGCTTGGTTACTTTCTGGATCGCTATTACTAAATATATATTTTTGGATTCTAGTACTCGTATCGACTGGAAGATTTACCAAATAATTGCCATCAGGCTTGTATACTTTAAACCCCCATTGCTCATTTGTTGGAAAATAAGTTAATCCTTCCCTGTAAGGAGATAATTGCCTCCATATATCACTGTTAAGAGGACTTGTTCCACTTGGTCTTGATACATATACTGCACAATAATACAATTTGTTATCAATTTTAACTACATCATATTGATTATATACTTTACTAGAGTCCCATGTTTCAATCGAAGATAAATTTGGACGGCAGCAATTTACCGTCATATGCCTCCAATCAAAAGGAATATCTATATTTCTTGTGGTATCTATTCTTCTATTAATCCATCCCTTGATTCCATTTATTGCTCCATATTCTATGATCATTCCAAATACGCTAAAAGCATCAAAATCATAATAAATAATATCTGTTGGATATAAATCAGAATATGCATTAACTGCAAATTTATTAACTGCAATTGCCAAAACATTTAATGGCTCGATTGTAGTGCTTGTTTTTACACTAATATCATTAACGCTTTGGTTCCACCATTTTAATTGAAAATCCGTAATTTTATAATATTGCCCAGCAACCAACTGAG